GTCTTGGAGAACCATTCTCAATAAGCCCCATCTCGTTGAAAAAGAAACAAAGATTCCCGGGGCGATTATTCGACCCGGGTAATATTTATTCGACTTCTTGTCGTCTCTCTCATCCGCTTGGCATGCCTCCAGTCTACCCTATCCACCACTCCTACGCAACACCCCCTGTAAGGCCCCTTCATAAGCCTCCAGGTACCAACCACTGACCCGGGGGGTCGACACGTTCTGAGGGCAAATTTGACAACCTCTATCATCGCTCCCTAGCGATATTATCGATATATGCGGATATTACTACTGCGCTGGAATTGGTAGACACACCGCGTCCACATAGTGAGATACCCACCCTTTGTCTATACAAACACCCCTTGTTAACGTTAACATGCAACATCCTGCATACGTTGCACTAGCAAACCGCTCACTCCTCTTGCGCACTTTTTCTGCTAGCCGCCTAGTAATCAACCCTTCAACCATATTTCCGGTACTTTTCAACTATACGCTTGTATAGGCACCCCTACATATGTAACCCCTCTTCAAAATAGGCGCTTTCAAATTGGGGGTAAATAGACAGTGTCTATTAACGTTCAACTACTCTACAGGCCCGGCCGTAGTTCTGCACCCCCTGTGGTGATAATGGCTCTCATTACCACTTAGGGTCCCCTTACCCCATTTATGTTATAGCGTCTTACTTAGCGTTACCTAACCTCTATTGAGAATGGCCCTGTCAATCGCGACACGCCGAACAAAAATTTTTCTGGTTTTGTCTTGACTCTGTGGTGGTGGTCTAGTAATCTTGTATTTGTCAGCGAGGGAAACCGAAAGACAGGAAGTCTCAAGGAAGTAACCGTCAAACGACTTGAATAGTGACAACTTAATAGAGGTGAATTTGATGATTAATTTGCATAAACCTAAACTATGTTCATCTAATCGAGGTTTTGTTTGTTTGGATATACTTCTAGATACATACACATACTACAATCATTACAAACTCGCTTATATGCTTAAGCCGCGAGTTAAAGAGTACATCAGGAAGTCATTTTCATATCTTGAATATTACCGTTTAACAGGTAAATTTTTAGTTAAAGACTTCCATGATGAGTATGATTTAAATAATTTGTTTAATAAGTATCTAGGCCAGAGAGACGAATACACATTTTACAATGATTATAAATTAAGATTTAACAACACCAAAATAACATACGGGAAAGGCGATCATTATCGCATAATTAACAAGATCCAGTGCTATTGCTTAACGTTGGAGGAAATAGCTTATGACAAAATACTTTCTTGATGACTTCAATACGGCCGTAGCTTATATTGAATATTATTTCAATATCCGCAAGTTTTCCCGCAATGAAGAGCATGAGCTTATCGATTGCGGTCTTAATTTCGACAAAGCACTCGTAATATTACATAACGCTGTTACAGACTTTATTTATCTGGATACGGAACTTCCACTACAGCGGGTTATTTCTAAACCCCAATTCATGAGGTTTCTGGTTAAACATAATTTCTACATTAATGAATTCTATTTCAACAATGTTACCGTCAATTACGTGCTCCAAAACGGAGCTCCATATATTATAATCAATGACCACTTCCACAAGTCTGTTAGTTTTACAACTCTCTATCTAATAACCCTTCTATATTTCATTACCCCGGTATTCTGATGCAGTATTTTAAAGCCCTTAAACCAGTAATCTTCCTTAATAACAATCTTGCCGATCTGAAGCTCGATTGGAATTATTTCATTCTATATAAGCATGATATTATCCCCTTCGAGTACTGTCCCCCAACAGTTCGTGATCACTATCTTGACTTCAAAAACGCTTACGCGCTGTTTTCTAAGCAGAAGTTCCATGATGTAGATAGGTTTATGCTTGCCTATGATGGCTCTCACAAGACGGGCAATATTATCTACAACGCCGGAAGAGTGGTAGAATTTTGTCCCATTCCTTCTCTAAAAGTAATTATGGCTGACGATTCTTACGTCATGCTTGTTCGCGGAAAATTCTATAACATCACTTTTAACGATATTCTCCTAATGTCCGGTATCTATTCTCAGGAGCAGATTCTTGCACTTCAGTCGAAGAATTTTGAGTGAGATTCAAGAAAAACATAATCTCTGTCAGGAATATGGTATACGTCATAATTTTTGGCCCACTATAACTCATAACGGTGTTAATGGTGGCTTAGAATATGAACTATCGCCAAATACATGGTTGTCTATCGATCTTCAGTCCATCGGAGATAAAACAACCTTCGTTGAGCAATCAATAAAACGCGGCACACCATATTTGCCTTTTGATGAAGTCGCGTCTCTTATCGATATTAACCTCTTACCGCTTTCAGTACTGGAGGCCTACGGCCATGACGAAAGGTAAATTGCAGGATTGTTTTCAAGTTATAAATTATTGCAACACTCACTCTATCGCAATACGACTTTCCTTCAAAGTTTACAATTCCTATTATAAAGCAAACTTGAAATACCGTATCGGCGACGTCGTTGTCAAAATCAATATAGTAACCCACAAATTATACATCCGCGAGAAAAACTGCATTCGCTTTATCAAATGTGATATCAATAAACTTACTCTATATCTCCCACCAAACGCTATTCCTGCTTTTATAAGAAAGGCGTATAATGTTTAATTGGTTTAACGCCGACGAGTTCTACGAGCAATGTTTTGAAAATAACATCGATGTAACGGTCTCTTATCACATCTATTCTATCGATGACCGCAATCTTACCCTCCACTACACAGTCGAAGGAGATTACTATTATTACCTAAGTCACGATAAAGGCGAAATTGTTATCCGCAAACTGCATAAGCGTAAGCCCTTTGCGCAAGCTATTTCTCTTGAAGAACTTGCTGAAGTAGTTTCTTGGAAGGGTATTCCTTCCGTTTTCAAGTACGAACAACCAACACTGATCTAAGGAGTACATAATGTTGTCACGCGAAGAAATTATCCCGTTTGAAAGCTTCTTTATCTCAAAGAAAGATTATCTCAACAAAGTAGTTGTAGTTACCGACTACGCGGAATATACTGATTTTGTGCAGTATCCCGGTAACAACAAGAAAACTAAAGTTAACAAACTTGTTTTCTTGACTGAAGGCGGTGCAACGGTTACGACTACTAGTTCAGTAATCCATAAGCAGTTTACTGAATATCTTGATGAATGCTCTAATGGTGAGCTTGAAGCATTCCCAGTTCGCTGCATGATAACTGAGGTTGAAGCAAAGTCTGGCAATAAGTACATGTCAGCTAAGTTTAGGAAGTAGAAAGGAGGAAGGCGCGTAACAGTTCTGTTGCGCGCCTTTCTATTATGGCTAAGAATGATCTAATTAACGATATTTTGCGTTATCAGAGAAACGCTGAGCGTAAGCTTCTTCGTTTTAAGCAGCAGGGTGTTTCGCAGCGTAAATTTGTTAAACCGGATATTTTACCAGCAGCGAAGCTTAAGACTTTAAACATGACCCAACTTAAGAAACATGCTGAGGGGTTGAAGTCTTTTAATTCTGTTTCTAATAACTTTGTGCAACTTGCCAACGGTAAACACGTTCACCGGTCTAAGTGGGCTGAGTACAAGAAAGCTGAGAAACTTCGCAATGATCGCATAAAGCATATGAATCAGCGCCTCAAGAAGGTTGCTTCATCTAATACAGCGTTTAAGTCTCTTGCAGAGGAACGCGACCTACTTGTTGTCAAACACCCTATTAGGGGGCTTCCGTCGCCAGTGGGGTATTACGAGTTCCACAGAAGCCCGAAGCAGGTTAATAGCGAGGACGCTCTTGATAAACTCACCAAGGCTTACAAGTTCGAAGCCAGCCCTGAAGGCCGTAAAAAGAAAGCGGCTAGTTTTCGATCGAGCATTGAGGGCATGATTCAAATGGTTGCCCCTGAGCTCATGAATGTTGTTCAAGATTTATCTGACGATCAGGTTATTGCTTTGTGGTCTTTGGATCCTAATTTTGCCAGAGCGTTGAAGATGAATTATGATATTGTTATGGAATGGCTGAGCGGTGGTGAGGAAGCGGTTATTGAGGCTTATAATACTGAGGCGTTTCGCCAGAATGTTCCTGATATTGTTCGTCAATTAGATTGGGTTCAAAGTGCGTTCCCGAAAAATAAATCTGGAAGAAAAACAAGTAAAAGAAAAACTAAGCGCCGTCGCTGATTTTGAAACTACTACTGATCCGGAGGACTGCCGTGTTTGGGCATGGGGTATTGTCCCTGTTAAAGCAGATTGTTGCAAGGATGATATGGCTTATGGTGTGGACATTAAGTCTTTTATTTCATATGTTGAAGGTACTAATTACGAGGAAATAAATTTCCATAATCTAGCTTTCGATGGTGACTTTATTATCTCCCACCTACTCAACAACGGTTATAAAGTCAACCAAGATGAAGCGCTTCTTCCAAAGCAGTTCTCTACTCTAATTTCCAATATGGGGCAATACTATTCGCTGAAAGTTAAATTCCCGTGTGGGAAACTTATCACCTTCATCGATAGCCTCAAGAAGCTCAACATGAGTGTGGCTAATATAGCTAAATCATTTAATCTCTCTTTGAACAAGCTGGAGATAGATTACCACGAGAACAGAGAAGTAGGCCACAAGCTTACTGATGAGGAAGTAGATTATCTAGCTAACGATGTCATTATCGTCTCCCAAGCGCTTGCGCAGGTGTATGCGGAAGGCGATACAAAGATGACCATTGGGTCAGACAGTCTCGAGAACTATAAGAAGATGAGGAAGGAGTTCGATACCCTCTACCCTATTCTTCCTCTAGAGCTAGATGATCAAATTAGGTGGGCGTACCGTGGTGGCTGGACGTATTTGAAGAAAGGCCGGGAGCAACAGATATGGTCTAATGGTAGTGTGTATGACATTAATTCACTATATCCTTCTGTCATGATGTACAATAAACTACCATATGGAAATCCCATTTTGTTTGAGGGTAAACCAGATAAAGACATGCTGTTTATTGTTTCTATAACATTCACGGCACATCTTAAAGAAGGTCATCTTCCTTGCATCCAAATTAAAGGCCACGCTCTGTTCCTGGGTACGGAATATCTTGAGCATATACCGGAACCGGAAACGATGTCTGTCACTAGTGTTGATCTTGAATTGTGGCAGAAGCACTATGATATGAATATTCTTTCATGGAATGGCGGTTTCTACTTCCATTCAGCTACAGGATATTTCGACGATTACATCAACCATTATATGGCGATTAAAGAAAAAGCTACTGGCGGCAAACGACTCCTTGCAAAGCTTCATCTTAATTCTCTTTATGGCAAATTCGCTAGCCGCCCGCGGATGATTGGTAAATATCCTACGCTAACAGAAGAAGGAGTAATTAAGCTTCTAGACGGGAAAGAGGAAGTTAAAGAACCAATATATACCCCTCTTTCAGTATTCATTACAGCCTATGCCAGGTTAAAGACAATCACAATCGCTCAAAATAATTACGACCGCTTCATCTACGCTGATACCGATTCACACCATATTCTTGGTGAACCAGTAAATTATTCAATGGAAATTCACCCAACTAAACTCGGCGCGAGTAAGCGAGAATACGGTTTCCGGTACGGACTGTATTGGAGGTCTAAAGCTTATATCGATCTAACAGAGGATAACAAGTATGAAGTTCATATCGCGGGGCTTCCAAAGTATATCGCCAATGATCTTAAATTCGACGACTTTTACCCTGGCAATGTAATCCAAGGGAAGTTGCGCGCTAAGCGCGTCAAGGGTGGAACTGTCCTCGTTGACACACCGTACGAACTTAAACTATGATGATCTTGTTGCCGGTAGGTGGCTATAGCAGGGTGTCGGACCTGATAAGTCTCCTGTATAGTGAGAGTGTGACAACTCCCCTACCGGCACGCTGAAAGGATATAATGAGTGATGAAGTAGCCTCAATGACTGAGGGGAAGAAAGAAGATACTTCAGCTAAGGCTGAGTATGCTAAGAATTTCATGAAGATGATGGAGGAATTTCGTTCTGAAATTTCTTCTTTGCGAACTGAATTTGAGTCAGTACGCGAAGCATTTAATAGCCAGCTTCCTGCTGCTCCTGAAAAGGAAGAGGAAGCTATGGAACTTGCCGATGAAGAATTTTTCGCTATGTTGAGGGGTGAATGATGCCTGATAAGCTGACTAAAGACTATAACCGCTTGTATCTTGATTACGTTCGTCGCCACGCGTCGATTGACTACCAGTCTCGTATTCCGGATGTGAACAAGGCTAATATGGCTCAGATCGGCTCCAAGATTATGAATTATGAGCCGGCATACAACGAGTTCCTTGACACTTTGGTCAACGTGATCGCTGAGCAGAAGGTTCGCGGTGTTATCTGGAACAACCCGCTGAAGGAGTTCAAGCGTGGTGAATTGGCTATTGGCGGTACCATCAGTGAAATTTATGTAGATATCATCGACGGCCAGCCGTGGAAGCAGGATGTCGACTACGAGTCGATGTTTGCTCGTCGTCTCCCGAGGGTGGAAGAGTCCTTCTACAGCACCAACCGCCAGCAGTTCTACCCCATCAGCATTAGTGATGCGGTTGTTCGGCGCGCTTTCTTGAAGCCTAACGGTCTTGATTCCCTGATCTCGGCGTTCATGTCTTCTCCGCTGTCGGCGGATGAGCAGGATGAGTTCCTGTCCACCATGAACCTGTTCCGCGAGCACGAGAACGAGCACGGGTTCTACAAGATCAAGATCCCCGATATCACCTCGCTGGCAGCCCCAGAAGCTAACGTTAAGGCGGCCTTGAAGGCGTTCAAGGCGGCCGCTTCTACGCTCGGGTTCCTGAACCGTAAGTTCAATGTTTTGAAGGTTGCTAATCATTCTAAGATTAGCGATCTTCATTTGTTCCTTACCCCCGAAGCGCGCGCCAATATCGATATTGAAGCGTTGGCCTACATGTTCCACATTGATAAGGCTGAGATTCCCTTCCGCGTGCATGAGGGTATGCAGGAGCACTTCAACATTCCAGGGTTCCAAGCCGCTTTGGTTGACAAGAACTTCTTCGTTATTGCTGATACCCTTATCCGTAACGGAAAGGTGCGTAACGAGTTCGGTCTGTACGAAAACCGTGTGTTCCATCACCACCAGATTTTTGGTACTTCCTTGTTTGCCAACGCGATCCTGTTTACTTCTAATGAAGTTACGCCGGAAACGAATATGCAGCGGAGTAATGTTACTGGGTTGGGGGAGACGCTGACCATCACCGACCCCGAAACTGATAAGGTTGTCACTGAGGTTCTCAAGGGTCACATCTATCAGTTGTCCGCTGAGATTCTGGTTGATGATCCGAAGCTTCTGGGTAACCACGGCATTATTTGGTCTATGAGCCCATCGTCTAGCAACCGTACTTATGTTACTGAGGATGGTGTGTTGCATGTTGGGCGTAATGAGAACTGGGCTGATCTTGGGGTTGACGCTAAGGTTGAGGATGCGCGTTCTATTTCTAAGCATTATGGAATTAAGGTGAAGCAGTCCTGATGTTGATGGCGCGTAAGAATGGCACTTCGGGCGTTGGTGCGGCTCATGCGGCCGTGTGGGCGCTTGTTGGTCATCTAGATAAGGTTCTTCCTTCTACTTTCTGGTTTGGTCAGGGAAAGGGCGCCCCGAACATTGTTAATGGCAAGGATATGAACTATGAGCATAGCTCTGGTTACGCCTTGGACGTGATGGTCACAGACCTTGGAGCTACTCCCTCTAAGATCGAGTTGGCTAACGCATTGAAGCTGTGTGCTTGGGCTCAGAAGAATGCTTCTGCTATCGGGTTGAAGTGGATTATTTTCTCGCCTTATCAGGATGGGTACGCGTATTCGTGGAATCCGAGCCGAGGAACGTGGAAGCGGCTTTATTCTGGTTATGGTAATAAGTCTGCGGCTCATATGGACCATGTTCATTTTTATCTCCGAGGTTCTAGTTTTGGGGTTATTGACGACTCCCCTCTTCAGTCGTCTATCGAAAGGAATGTTGAAGATATGACTGTTCATGAGCTCCACAAGGAGTTGAATGATAATCCTATGATGAGTCTTATTGCTTCTCGTATTGGCATGGTTGCTACTGCTTTGGATAAGGTTGTTAAACAACTTGATGTTGTGAGTGAGAAACTAAGCAAGTAGGTTAATGATGAGTCCTGTCGTTACTGAAGGGCTCCTTATAGCAATCCTCACTCTGATGGGTGCCGTGCTTACACAGCTACTCATCAGGGTGGGGAACCTTGAAAAGAAACTCGAACACGAGCAATCAAGAGTCAAAATTCTATGGGGCGCCTTCAGAAAACTTGTAGACATGTATTACAGGTTTCGTAAACCAGAAGCCCCTGACCCACCAGAACTACACGAAATATTTGAGGACAACTAATGATCGAACTAGCAACCGTTGGTTCCGTAGTGGCAGCGGTCAATCTCGCCAAACAGGCGGGCTTACCTAAAGCTCTCAACGGTGTATTGGCCATTATTCTCGGTATTGCCTTTACTCTTCTCGTAGAAGGTGTCGGCAATGTCTCAGCTAGTATTGCGAAGGGCATTGTTCTTGGTCTTGGCGCTAGCGGTGCCCATGACCTCACCACAGGGAAACCTGATAATATTGGTGCATGAGTAGCTACATAACTGACGTACCCGCGGAAGTTTCTTCTGCGGGTACGTCTTTTTCTTTTGACGTATGGACACCGGGCACGGTTGTTACATTGTGCAATGTGCCATGGGATGCGCAATATAACAATATTGTTGATTTTCCTGACACTAAGTCTTTGATCGATTATCTTTCCATCAGCCCAGGGCCAAAGATTAAATTTGACCGACTGTCTTATGTGCGGCCGGAACAAGATATTCATCTTAATATTGGTGTTGCCCAAGCGTATAAATACAATTATATCCACGTTTATAACCCACTCACGCATTCTGACACGCCAAACGATTTTTTCTATTTCATTAAAGGTGTGCAGCATATCGCACCTAACACAACGGCGTTTCATCTTCAAATTGATGTATGGAATAGCTTCCGATGGGGGATGAAATTTGGCCGCTGCTATGTGGAACGATCACATTATGCTTTTGCGGTTTCAAATGCAGGACAACCTAATATGTTGAAGAACCTTTTGGTTCCTGAGGGGCTCGATTGTGGCGCCGATATGGTTGAATCTAATTTTATTAGAAAAAAGATTAAGCAACCGGGCGAAGTTACCGATCTTGCAATAGTTTTTATATCAAGCGCCGACCTATCTACTGACCCCGGTTCAATTGAATCTCCTAATCTTTCCACAAGCCCCGGCACAAAAGTACAATTGTATAATAATACCCGCGATGGTAGTGGTAGAGAGTTTACTAATGTTGTCATAGGCGCTGACATATGGGGTTGCTCTGTTGAATCCTTTGCTGATGTTATGACTGCGTTGAAGCGTGTGCCGTGGGCTTCTAAATCTATTTACGGTGCTTATCTTGTGCCGGCTTATCGAAATATTAGGGGAGTGACTCCTGAAAAGTTTCTTGACCATAATCCTAATGTTGGTAAATTGTATGAAGGAACTTGTATTTATTATGAAGATATTGTAAAAGACCTCACGTCGGAGCTTATGTCTCATATACCTGATCGCTATAAGAGGTTGATGAAGTTTGCTACGTATCCGTATTCAGCTATTGAGTTGACTACATATACTGGCACACCTATTATTTTGAAGCCGGAACTTTTTAATGCTAATAGGTATGCTGTAGCGATTAATATTAGCGTTGTGCCGCCTAGCCCAAGAGTGGTTATTTACCCTTTGGATTATGGAAACCGCGGCCAAAATAGAAATACCTATAACGGTTTCTATCTTGATTCATGCACCATGGTGATGAACTTCCCCTCGCTACCTATCACTAATGACTCATACACCGATTACCTTGCTAGCAACCATAATTCAATTGCGTTCCAGCACCAGTCGGCTGATTGGGCCCAACAGCGAGCGTTGATGGGCGCTAATACAGCTTTTAGCAATTCTATGTTGGGTATTGACGCGAATAATCAACGCACGAATACTCAGATTCATACGAATACTATGCAAGCTGGGCTTGCTTCTGAGACGGCTAATTATAAGGCAATTCAAAATGGTATTAATGCGGGCGTTAATGGTATTGCTTCTATGGCTGGCGGTAATATCCTTGGGGGCGCGCTTTCTGGAGTAATGGGCGTAGGCAATGCTATTGCTGATAATGCTATTCAGCAAAACCAAATTAGCGGGAATCTTGGGATACAGAATTATTCTGCTTCTGCTAATAATAATATTACTAACAATCTTTCTCGTGGGATAGCCGACGCCAACCTTGCCCTCGCAAAAGCAACCGCGGCAGGCGATCACGCAAACACTATCGCCGGCATTAACGCCAAAGTACAAGACGCAAAAATGCTGCAACCATCCGTCTCAGGCCAACTTGGCGGCGACTTCCTCACTATTTGCCTTGAGCAAGGCATGACGGTGAACTTCCGATTCAAGAGGGTTGATGATTCAGCCGTAGAGCGGCTAGGGGAGTATTGGCTGCGTTACGGTTATGCTCTTAACCGCTATGTGAATATTAAAAACATCAACCCAATGACTAATTTCACATATTGGAAGCTTGCCGATGTTACGATAAAGACTCTTTATTGCCCTGAGGTGTATAAGCAAGCTATTATGGGTATATTCCTTAAAGGAACAACGGTGTGGCGTAAACCTGAATTTATTAATGATCTTGATATTGCTGAAAATGAAATAGTAGGTGGGATAGGTAGTGTTGTTCTATGAGTAATTTTGGTGACCTTCATCAGGTGATGGCTAATCCTAGGGACACTCTAGCTAAATTTGTGCCCCGGAAAGCGGCATCACTAGATACTATTCGCATTAATATGTATCTAGGGAAAATAATGGAATGGGCGATAACACGTTTTACGTGGAATAACCTTCCAGATACTGTCGATGCTCGGTATATTGAATCCACACTAAACACCGCCGGTATGTGTATTTTCTATTATGATGCTCGTTACGGCAAGCACTTGTGTGTTGCGGCTAATCCTATTGGCGACTATGACGTTTACGGGAACAGTTATAAATACCAAACTGAAAGCTATGGTAAATACTACGGTCTAACTATTGAGGCCGAAGACTGTGTACCTATATGGCACAACCTCGCGCATATGCATGACCAACTAATATATCTAGATTACGCCACTCGCCTTTCGGATATTGAACAGACTCTAGATATCACTGCGAAAAATATGCGAAACCCGAGGATTGTTTCATGCCCGCCAGGGCAGCGGCAAACCTACGATAATGTTTTGCGGGATATTGAACGCGGAGCGCCTGTTATTTATGGCGGCGAAGCTCTACTTCAAAACGATGAAATTAAAGTGCTTGACCTTACGGTTAACCCTGCCTATCTAGAACACTTGCGTGACGAGCGCGATTCTATCTGGAGGGATTGCCTCACTTTCCTTGGCATCAATTCGACCAATGAAACCAAGGCTGAGCGTATGATTAGTGATGAGGCAGGAGCGCGTGACGGTCAGCTTGCTATTGCCCGGGCAAGTATGTGGAAGTCGAGGGATATGGCGTGTAAGCAGATTAATGATAAATTCGGGATGGATATATCGGTTGAATGGTCGTTTGAAGAAGAGGTTCTTCCAGATATTGAGGAAGTGAATAATGGCGAAATATACGATGGAGCTTCGGGACGCTCTGAAGTACGCGAAGACTCTGGAGGTGAAAACAGGTCTTGAGGATTACCCAATTTTCGCGGAAGAATATCGCGAAACACTGAATAAGAAAATTATTGACCATTATTACTTTGAAGAAATAGGTTACGAAACCGCAGACATGTTCTTCTATGCTCTAGGAGAGCGGATGCGGATTATCATGCCGATGATGAACAAGGCCTATCTTGCAATCAATAATGCGCAAGACATTTTCCGAACCTATGAAACCAACAATACGAGCAGCGGCAATACGGAAACAAGCGGAACGCAATCGGCAAACGTTAAAGGAACAGGAACGGCTTCTTCGCGTAATGTGAACTCTTCATTCCCACAGCAAATGTTGAGTGTTAATGGTGATTACGCGACGGCTGCAACGGATAGTAATTCTAAAACTGGTAATACGTCAACCACGTCCTCTAGCAGCGGCACCAACACAACAAGTGGTAGTACGGCTTCTAGTTACGGGCGTAGCGGCTCTATCGCTTCGTTGCTTGGCGAGTACCTTGAGTCGTATATGAATATCGACCAGCATATAGTTATGTCGTTGAATGATCTTTTTATGCAGGTGTGGAGCAGTGGTGAAAGCCTAACTCCCGATGATAGTATGTTTTATTATGCACCATATTTTGGAGGTTATTGGGTATGAGTGAGCCGGTTTTGCCCCTTATGGGGGAGTGGGGGCCGTTTAATAGTGTTACTCCTTTTACTAAGGTAGATAATTACACTTATCTTGAGATTCTGCATCAGCTGAAAAACAAAATTAACGAGTTCATCACCTATGCTGGCACTCAGGATAAAAAGATTATCGAGTTCCGTGACCGTGTATCTAAGCAGATTGATGAATTCACTAACAAGTTTGTGCACCACACGGTAAGTGACGTTAACGGGGTCATTCATTTTGCTATGATGAACGGCCCAGAATTGTTGATGTATGATAAAGCGTACATCGATACACTGTCTGCTAGCATTGACAATAACATCACGCAGACAGATAACAAACTTCGCGAGAAACTGACTAATGATCTTAAAGAGTTGAATGATACTCTTAGGTTGTTTATTGCTGATGAGAAAAACAAGCTAAAACTACAACTCGATACAGATATTAACCGTGTTGAAACCCTCGCTAATTCAAAAGCAAATCGCTACTATCACGTTGTCACCGACTATGGTGCAAAGGGCGATGGAGCTACGGACGACACTGACGCTATCAAACGAACAATTACTGCTGCTGGCAAGGGTGGCCATATCTACTTCCCTCATGGAATCTTTAAAGTAACTACAGAGCTCGAATTCTTGCCTGATCAGCGTGTTGACGGTGCGACTGCATCATGGGGTGATAACTCGCCGAATTCTGCCATATTCTTTGATATTAGGGACGGCAATGGTATTAGCTGCAAGTATGGTAATACTTTTACTAACCTGCGTATTGATGGGCCCGGTCCTTCCCGTACTAATTGCGTTGGGCTTAATTGTGCTAATTATGTTACAATAAGGGATTGCAGTTTCTATGGTTGGTATACCGCAAATAAATTCAAGCAAAACTGGTATACCGAAGTAGAACGCGTAAAATACCAAGGCAACCGGCTAGCAATCGATGCTGAATACTGCTATAACCTCACCATTAAATCGCCACACATCATTGCGGACGAAGGATCAAAATCCTACAAGTATGGCATCAAAGCTACTGACGCAACAATGATGACCATACATGGAGGCTCTATCGAATCCTACGAAATAGGTATTGAAATGGGGTTGGGCGTGTCAGTGTCGTGCTTCGGAGTGTACTTCGAAACCGATAAAGAAGGGCGTGCAGACAACCGACGGGGAGTGATTTTCTCTTCACCAAAGAGCAATCTGCTCATGATGGGATGCCAGGTATACCTCACCAACCACAAGAGTTTCATTGACGCCACTAACCAGACATGCGGAGAAACAATCACTCTGATTGGTAATAAATACAAAGCTGGAGCAAACGGCACCGTGTCAGCTGGGTATGTTATCGACTGCCACGAAAAAAATACCGGCTTCCTGAAAATCAACTCCATCGGAGACAACAACTCACAATCCGACCACAACATTTATAAATATCGCCGCGAAAACGTACCGCCAGGGTCACTCATCAGCGACCCGTCTCACTTCTTCCCATACCGCGGAGGATGGGAAGGATTGAGGGCTGGCAAATTCGTGGTGGCTCCGGCAGAAGGGGCACTCGTTACCGGCGCCGGAACTTCGTTGCCGTCGTTTGGTGAGGGGATGAATCACCCTGTCGGTGTTCTATTCTGGCACACCGGAAAGAATAAACTCGTGGTATTTAACGGGACTGATTGGGTTGACGTGAACGGAGGATCTATCTAATGAGCTGGGGATCCGGGGATATGATGGTGCTGATCAGGTGTATCGGTACGGTTGAATCAGATATGAATTACGGTGTGGTGTTTTTGCAGGATCCAATCACTATTGGTTTTATGCAGTGGTATGGCACCAGGGCCGGCAAGATTCTTGAAAAAATCAAGCCCGCCGTTGGAACTGCCATATGGGCCAAAATGCCAACCCGTATAGCAAGCCGAGTCGGGCGTATCCCCGGATCCGACAGCTCCTGGAACTCCTTCTGGGTGCGCCGCGAAGAAGTACCCGGCATCAAAGCCGTCATGACCTCCGCACAAGCCAAGGCCGTGCAAAACAAGCAGGCAGTAGATGATATGGAGGCATATCACCAGCAAGCATTGAAACGAGGGTTGGACCGGGCAAAGAACCCCAAAGTGTTTATCTTTTGGTGTACTATCTTCCATCAATACCCTGTCGGTGCCGACCGTGTTATCAAAGCCGTTGGGCCTAACGCGTCATTGCAGGCGATGTATAACAATACGATTCATCAGCCGTGGCTGAGGAAATACAAAAGCCGATACGACAAGGCCATGGCCGTCATCAACAAATACGACACAAGCCCACTTCCGGGCATAGCCGGCAGTGGCAACGCTAGTGGAAGCGTAGAAGTCGACCCGCCGCCAGCGGGGGATAATTCAAGCTCTGGAAGCAATGATGATGATAGCTCAGGCAATATCAACATTAAGTTTCTAGAAGAAATAAACGGTGAACGCTACCTCGTCTACAGCGACAACAGCCGAGACGTCCTCGTCAAAGGAAACGGCGGAATATGGACCATCAAGGGTGGCAAGCGCTCCGGCAAGGTGCCCGGCGACGACGATGACGATGACGATAACCAAGGCGGAGACGGCGGAGGC